CTCTATCCCCCCCCTTTCAAAACTGACTCCATTTTTACGATTGTATATCAAATGAAGCCTTTGAATCCCCAACCTCCAAAACGCAGGAGAGGTCGTCCACGCAAGAAGGGCACAATGGACGTAGTATTGCCCAAGAAGACGTTAAAGCCTAAGAACCTTGGTAATGTACTGACTGAGGAACAAAAGGGCGCACAACGCATCCTGAAGCGAATTGAGGATGAGAACGAGCAAGTTGAGTATGCGAGCTTATTGCAGAACTTCCCTGAGATGGTTTTGGGTATAAGTCCTTACCCGTGGCAGAAGGATGTGTTGACTGCATTAAACCCTAAGGAAAGTAGGGTTGCGATGAAGGCTGCTAATGGTTCTGGCAAGACGAGTATTGTGGCTGCGAGTGCGGTGTTGTGGCATATGGTGAGATTTCCTGACAGTCTGGTGGTTACGACTGCTGGGGTATGGAGGCAGGTAGAGGGTCAGTTATGGCCTCACCTGAAGAAGTTGGTTGGCAACCTTGGGAGTGGATGGAGGTCAACAAGTAATGAACTTAGGTATAAGAATGGGTCTAAGGCTATAGGTTTCAGTACGAATGATGCGGGTAAGTTTGAGGGTTGGCACAGGCAGGGTGCTACAGAGAACCTGCTGATGATTGTTGATGAAGCTAAGACAGTGCCTGATTGTATCTTCGATGCTATAGCCAGATGTCAGCCTAGTCGTCTATTAGTTATGAGCAGCCCCGGAGCCAGTGCTGGTGCTTTCTATGAGGCATTCACTAAGCAGAGGAAGTCTTGGGATACGTTTACGGTTACAGCATTTGATTGTCCTCATATTACTCAGAGATGGGTTGACGAGCAGATAGAGATATATGGTGAGGATAGTCCGTTGATAAGGTCGATGGTCTATGGTGAGTTTTATGATGACAGTGGTGATGGTTTGGTTGTGAGTCTGAAGTCCTTGGAGGCTTGTGTACAGAGTCCTCCAAAGAGACAGATAGGGATAAGGGTTGCTTTTGTGGACTTTGCTGCTGGTGGAGATGAGTGTGTGTTTGCCTTGCGTGAGGGGAATAAGGTTACTGAGCTTATATGCTGGAGGGACAAGGATACCAACAGGACTCTGGGTAAGATCATCAATCTGATAGATAAGTTTGGGTTATCTCCTGATGAGGTGTATGCTGATGAAGGTGGGCTTGGTCTTCCGATGTGCGATTCACTTATGGCTGCTGGACATGATATTCACAGGGTTAACTTCGGTTCAAAACCTTTTGACAGCAGGTATGCAAACCGGAGTGCTGAGATATGGCACACTGCTGGAAGGTCAATACAGAAGAAAGAAGTTATCCTCCCTGACGATCCCACACTGCACCAGCAGATAGTAACCAGAAGGGCTGATGTAAGCAGGACTGGAAAGTTAGGGTTGGAGCCTAAGGACAGGATGAAGGCTAGGGGGTTGGATAGTCCTGACCGCGCTGATGCGGTGCTGGGTTGCATTTCGTGTGGAGGAGGGATTGGTGGAGTGTGGGAGAAGTACAGGGAAAAGGGTTCTGTCACGATTGACGAAATCTACGAAAGAGCTGTAGAAGACTACGAATCAACAGCATTGCCTAGTGGAATGTTCGCAGGTTATTAACATTCTCCCAAAGTCTCCCAAAGTCTCCCAGAATCTCCCATATAGATAGAGAGAAGAGACAGAGAGAAGAGATAGATATATATTATGTTTTTTATGGGTGGAGAAATGAAGCCGTCGATTGTCTCCCTGAAGGGGGAGGGCATGATAAGCATATGCGGTGTGTGCGATGACATCGGCTGGGTGGTTGCCAAGGACAAGTCTACTGACTGGGACATATGCCCAGAGTGCGTTCATGGCGCATTGACAATAGACTGCTTTCTTGTTAATAATTCCAAGTTGCTGAAGATACGCCATCCAAAGCCAAAAGAATTTAGAGGAGTGAACGACCATTAAACATTGTGTAACACAATGTTCTACGTAGAACATGAGTAAAAAGAATAAATCTAAATCCAACACTCAGGCTCCTGACAAGTATGGGAACCTGAAACCTACTCGACAGAATCTTAAACAGGGTTCAGCACCTCGCGGCAGGAATAGAGGGAGACAGAGGTAATGGCTAAGGAATACAAATACAAGGGAGAGGAGGCAGGGTCGCAAAGTCTTCCACCTTTGCCAAAAGCGGAACCGAAGAATCACCGAGATGTAAAAGCGGCAGCACTGAACCGAGATATAAAAGCGGGAATCAATCGGCACAACAGGCGCGTTGAAGCGGAGAAAAAAGTAGCCAGAAGGTGGAAGTTGATTGGAGATAAATAACCCTAATGCCTTTCAAGAGCGAGAAGCAGAGGAAATGGATGCATGCGAACAGGCCAAAGATGGCAAAGAAGTGGCAGAAGGAAGTCTCAGGTAAAAAGCCACCAAAGAAAAAGAACAAATGAGTAGCAAACTTTACGATCTAGTTGTCGATGACATTAAGTCGAGGGCAAGGTGGGAAACCCGTCAGGGGCTATGGTATCAAATGCGTAATGACGGGCTTAGACGCAAGAGCAAGCCTTGGCCGAATGCGTCCGACCTCCACTTTCCACTGATCGACACAACAATCAACAAGCTCAAGCCAGCTTTCTTTCAACAGGCTATGGGCCTCGATGTGCTGGCAACCTTCGTTCCAATGCGAAGCCAGTTGGCTGGGTTCACCTCCGCAGCTGAGCATTGGTTCAGCTACAAGCTCCACGAGAAGTCCAATTACGCAACTGAAGTGATGAGTTGGATTGACCATATGCTGGTCAGTGGGCATGGAGTAATGAAAACCTACTGGAATCCAGATAGTGGTCAGGTTGAGTTTCAGGCAGTTGATCCCATGTATATAATTGTCCCGTCTTGGACAAAAGGAATTGAGGATGCAGACAGGATTACGCAGGTAATGCCAATGAGTCTTGAGGCTTACAAGAGGGCTGGAATATACGACACGAGCAAGTCAGTTATAGAGAGAATCATATCTGGCAAGGTTCAGGATTCTGGAATAATTGACAACCTAAAGTACGACAAGGAGATACGCGAGGGAATCACCCACTCCAACGACGAGGATCAAATCATCGTGTGGGAGGTTTATACACATGACAAGGACGGGAAATGGGTAATGCATTGCTTCTCCCCCCAAGCACAAGATGTTCCACTTAGAAAGACAATGGAAGTTCCGTTCGACCACGACAGAGCACCCTTCTCCTCAAGCAAGTATGAGATCACTGACGGTGGATGGTACTCACCGAGGGGGGTGTGTGAGATTCTTGCGCCATTCGAATCGTCACTGACAAAAGTGTGGAACGAAAAGATGGATGCCTCAACCCTGTTTAACAAGCCACTGTTCAGGGCGGAAAGAGATTTACCAAACTCAGTTAACCTGCGACTAAATCCCGGTCAGATTCTGCCGTTCGGGATTCAGCCTGTCCAAATGCCAAACACTCCAATGGACTTTGACAAGGATATGATGCAAACGCAGTCCATAGCAGAGCAGAGGGTTACCGTTCCCGACTATGGTATCATGGCGGACAGGGATCGTCGCACTGCAACTGAAATCGAATCGGTTAATGCTCAAGCGCAGCAAAATATGGATTTGCGTTTGCGTCTCTTCCGTCAGGCATTAGGTGAGTTGTTCCGCCAGTCATGGAGCATACTCCTTCAATTCGACAAGGAAGACCTACAGTATAGGTTCCTAGAGGACTCACTTACCCTAGACCCAGCTGCCCTTCATGACGACTACCAACTTGAGCCTCGCGGTGGGATGGACATGGTGAGTCGGGCCATGCTTCTCAACAAGGCTATCCAGAGAAAGAGCCTGTTCGTGAATAGTCCTTGGATCAACCAAGTTGAATTGGACAAGAGCATACTCGAACTGGAAGACCCGTCACTCGTTCCTCGTTTAGTTCAAGACCCGAACGAGAAGGAAGGGGATGAGGTCACTGACGAGCAGAAAACCATTCCTGCACTACTTATCGGGGAACAGGTTCCAGTCAAGCAAGGTCAGGACTACCGCGTAAGGATCGGGGTGCTTATGCAGTTCCTTGAGAAGTCATCGCAGAGTGGACTTGAGGTAAGTCCTCAGGGGCAGCAATCCATCAGCAGTAGGCTGGGTGAGCTACTCAATGCCTACGAGACAGTTGACACCAACAATGCGAGGGCTTTACGGAAGGACGTTGAGGAGTATCTTATTCAGCTCGGTTTCATGCCTTCCAAGGAGGAGCAGGGCCAAATGGAGATACAGGCAGTTACCGGACAGATGCCAGTGCAGGAAGCTCAAATGGTTGAGCAGACTGAGGAAGTTGTTCAGCAGGGAGATTATTGATGGGCAGGTTCTTGAGGTTCATTCGGATAGCATGGAGAATGTCAGGGCACTTACCTTGGATCGGCGAGCCTGAGTGGGGCACGGCAGAATCTAATTCGTTACGAAAGTTTTTAGCTTCCGGTGAAGGCAAGAGGTTTCGCATGATACTGCTGAATATGGTGCTCAAGCAAAATCAACAGGCAGTGTCCAGCAAAAAAGAACTTGAATTTAATGCAGGATTCGCGAATGGTGTAAGAACAACGGTTCACACCGTTGAGTCTCTGGTGACTGAAATAGAGGAGCCTGAAGAATTTACGTCTGATACATTTGGGGTTGAGTATCAGACGAGTCAAGACCCCACAGCAACGTCCAGTAGATTTGGTGCGCTCTTTGGACGAGGACAGCACTAATACAGGGAAGCATTATGCCAGAAGAATCCGGCGAAGTAACTGCCGATCAGTTGAAGGCCGCAGCCGAGCAGTACGACACTGCAATGGAAGCGGGGGGAATGCCAGAAGTAGAAATACAGCTGGAGGAACCGAAAGAGGAGGTTCGTGATGAATCCCCTCCAGAGTCAGCAGCAGAAGAGACGGTTACGGAGCCAGAGACTGAAGGGCAGGATGCGGATGAACAGGTTAGTTCATTGACAGAAGGCGAGGCTCCTGAAGCAAAGGAGCAGCCGAAAAGTAAGTGGGCAAAGAATGAGGAGCGGAAGACCTCTTCTTGGAAGCAAATAAATGCCGAAAAGGAAGAGATCAAAGCGCAACGTCAAGAACTCTTAAAAGCTGCCGAGGAGCTTAAAGCTCACAGGCAGGAAATTAACGAGGGAAAAGCCTACCGAGATGAGCATGGCTTTACTGCTGCTGATTATGAGAAGGCAGCGGAAAAGGCCGAGCTTGACGGTGACTATGACGAGGCAGAAGACGCAAGGCTGGTAGCCAAGAAGGTTACTGAAGAAGGTGAAAAGGCTACTAAAGAAAGAGAAGCCAAGAAGTATTGGGACTCATTTGAAAGCAAAAGGCAAAGCCTTATGCAGGAGCATGAAGACCTAAGGAAACCTGACTCTGAGCTGACTCAGAGAGCGAACGCGATCCTCAAGCAGCACCCAGCTATGGCA